TACCCTTTGAACCATTATCGCCACCGTCAGGCTCTGTGGGCGCGACAGGAGCCAATGGTTGCCTACGCTCACCAACAGGCATGTTGTATTTCTCCTCGAAGTATGTAGGATCAACCTCGTAGTTGTTGAGCACCAGTTCCTCGTAAGCCACCTGTTGCTCTGGTGTATAGTCAACAGAATAGTCCCAATCGAAGTGAATGCCTGTGAGAGGGAAGCCATGCTGTATCATGTGTGGGATGAGCTGATTATTGACGACATCGCGCAACGTGTCACAGTCAGCCTCCACGAGATTCTGGAAGACCTCGAGGTGGGTTTCAGACTGTGAAAGGCTACTGCCATCCTCGATGGTCATAGTCTGTCCGATGATAAGCTTGGAGATCTCAGAGTTGGCACGGTCGATACGCTTGTCATAGACATTGAAGACATCACGCTTTGTTGACTCCACGACCTCAATCTCAGTACCCTGTTGGAAGATACCCCATCCCTCGGTACCCATGTCAGCCATCATCTTCTCCATCTTAGCCAGTTCCTTATCATCGCGTGTGGTAGTTCGGGCGATGCGCATAGGCATACCGAAGATTTCGGCAAAGGTATCCCAGAAAGCAAGAGCGTTTTTCTTCGGGATAGTCTGAGTAGCAGCCTTTAGGAAAAGACCGAGGCTATTAGGTTGTCCCACTTCAATGAGCCAGTCAGAGAACGGAGGCTTCTGGTAGTCTATGCCATCCTTCCATTCCATGCCAAGCTCTGGTATTATCCTGTGATATTCAGGAATAACGTGCTTGCGTGGAATGAGCGTCACCCCATTGTAGGTTAGCCTTCCGTTAATGTCTGTCGTGATTTCCCCAAGTTCAATGAGCGAGTGTCCCCAGTAGTTAGCATCGAGAGCACACTTCATGAGCTGCTTGAACCATGAAGTGTTGAAATAGTTTGCAGCCTCCTCATCCTCATCACCCTTCTCGTTCACGAGCTTGAATGAGCGTGAAAGCACGAATCCCTCACGTTGCTGAATACAGCCAGAGAGATGCAGATCCACATCAACATCACGGTATATGTCGTAAAGAGGCTGGCGGTTAGGGTTATCTACGTTGATAGCCGTCTGCCATGCCTTTCTCCAGTCACCCATGTCCTTGCGCGTGAGCGAGTCGGTCGTGCGCTGAAGCTCCATTACCGTCTTCTTGAAACGCTGGACATCCTTCTTTGCGAGGCGTACCGTCCCGAACGGAGTCTGGAGTAGCGTCTTTTCCGTTTTCTTGTTGTTCTTTCCCATAATCATTACCAGTTATGACGTAGTTTTTTCTGACAGCCATACACAAGAGGAATGCCCATAGGGTTTCCTGCTTCATCGGTGGCGAGCGGAAGATCTGGAACTATCTTTCCTGCCTGTACTCCCTCCAGCCACTTGATGGCACGTTCGTATCGTTCCTTGCGTATCTCCATGCCCATCTTCTGAGGTGCGGATGCAGCCATGTGATAGAGTGCGATATCGCAGGTGTACATTACCACGAGTCTGTTACGCTGAGTACCAGTAGCCTCGAATATGGCTACCGTATCATATTTTGGTCGGAGGTAGCCGCTGATTTCCTCGACCGCCTCCGTCTCGGCATTGGCACGGTTTTCCGCACTGACCTGAGAGACCACCTTCAGAGCCTGTTCGCCGATGACCACCTTATAGTCTTCATCCGTGATAAACATAGCCGTACTTTTTACATAGTTATATACAGAGCCTTCTTCTCTATGTCCTGAACGGTCGTTCCCTTGCGGAAAGTTCCGTTGGCGATAAGTAGCCTTACCTCATGCTTTGAGACAACCATGAGTTTCTTGTTAACGACAAGCACCATGTACTTACGATGCGTGATATGATGGAATTTGTCTGCCTTCTTGACGGCACGCTTGAAGCGGAAGCCGAAGATTAAGTCTTTTATCAGTTGGAACATATTACCATTGATTTTTTGAGGTCGGACGCTTGCCGAACCTCGGTGAATAAATCTGTTGTCTTGTATTCTTCTGGAGGATATAGATAGCTCCTTCGTCAGCATCAGGCGCATCATCGTTGCCAGCCATGCCCTTCTCGAAGGCAAGCAGCTGCTCAAGTCCGGCTTGCATGTCAGGATCATCCTTCTGAGACTGGTCATAGTAAACAAAGCCACGCTCCCAGAGAGGGCTGATAGCCTCAATGCGCTGGAACTTGTCCGGCTTCTTGCGTGTGTCGCCTGTAATCGGCAACTGATATCCGCGAAGGTTTCCCTCGGTAGTGAAGTCGTCGAGGATGATATCCTGCATGAAGGAAGCCTCCATGGTGAAGCGTATGGCAATGCCGTTGTCAAGACTCCACTCGTAGAGGTCATAGCACCAGCGGACAAGTTCAGCCACGGAAGCCTTGCGCACGAATGCACGGAGATGCCATAGGTTCGTGCCATGCTTTCCCCAGAGCTTAGCAGCCTTGGTGTCGTTGCTTTTCTTGCTCTTCCATGACGGGTCGATGTAGAGAACGAATTCAGAGAAGTCCTTCCATGCAGGTCGCTTAGCCCACTTGATCCATTCCTGACGGAATACCGTTCCCTCCACGATAGGGTTGTGCATCATCTCCTTGTTCCATGCACGATAGCCTACGAAATCGGCATACTCGCGTGCCTCTTCCTTAGTCCATTTCTCCTTCCATACAGGGTTGCCCTCGTTGTCAACTGCATACACGGTAGATACGTGCACGCCCTTGGTGGCGCAGATGTTAGCCAGTACGGAAGTCTTGGAAATAAGGTTGCCGACCATAAGGAAACGGCCTCGACCTACATCGAGAGCACCGAAGAGAGCCTCTTTCACCCAATCCGTCAGTTCCCTGACACGCCTTTCGTTACGGCAAAGCTCATCATCATCGAGGTCATCGATGACGATGTAGTCAGGTCGTGCCTCACGCTTACGGAGACCGCGAGGAGACTGCCCACGACCACATGCGAGAAAATGCACACCGTCCTTAGTCGTAAACTCACCCTCCATCCAGTCACCGAGAGACATCTGATTGCCGAAATCGGCGATGATGCGCTTGTTATACTGGAGCTCCGCCTGAATGTCACCAAGGAGACGGTCGGCACTCTCCTCGGACTTACCGACAATCACCATGAAATTGATGAGCCGTTTCGGCTGGAACATCAGCCAGAGAGGCATGAAGATGTCGAAGTGTGTGGATTTAGCATGACCGCGTGGCCACTTGAAGACCGCCTTCAGATTAGGGGTGTTCTTGACCTTGGCAGCGGCGGCATTATGGAAAGGTGCGTTGTGAATGATGCGGATAGGTTCGCCTGTCACCTTGTCGCGGAGAGTGAGGAAGTGAGGGAAGTAATACTCACAGAAAGCGGCATAGTCTTTCTGGAGCCGGCGAATGCGCTGCTCCTTCTGGGTGGCGTTCTCGCGTACAAGGCTTGCCGTATCCGTAAGGCTCTGGATCTGCCTGCAATGCTCGCGCCATTCCTCCTGTGATTTCTTTAGTTCCGCTAATGATGCCATAGTGTATGCTTATAGTTCCGCTGGGTGAGCCATCTTCTCCATGAGGAATTTGTTTTGGTACTTGTTGATGGCCTTGATGAGTTCCGGTGTAATCTCAGGGTTATAGGTAGCCTGATCCTGAATCCATCGGTTGAATGCCATGAATACCTCGATGGCATCGATGACGTTAGCCTTCTTGTCAAGCTTCTCGATAGTAGCCGAGAGCTTGGAGAGTTTGTCTGCGAGAGTACCGATTGCCTCTGGATCCCCGGACTCGTAGACCTGCCCGATGAGCTTATCAATGGCGAGGAGAAGCTTGTTTACAAGTTCAGGGCGTGATATGTTCTTGGCGGCTCGTGCCTCCTTCCATCCGTCGGATGCACACCACTTGGAAACTGACTGCCTTGACACGCCCAACTGTTCGGCAATCTCCGTCAGTTCCATGCCGGACATGTACAATGACCGTCCGAGCGGTTTCTTTTTTTCGATTTCTGCCTTTGTCATAAAAAAAAATTGATGTGGTTACTAAAAACTGCTGCAAAGTTTGTCATTTTCCATGTGCGAAGAAAAAAAATAGGCAAGCGTTTCAGAGAAGTGTGCAACCATTTCATACATTTTTTGTAATGTGAATAGAAAAGCCCAACTTTGCACCATGAATAATCGCAGCCGTGCTGTGAGCACGGCATAAAGAAAAGGTTTTATGAGCAAGACAAAACGAGTAAGAATCAGTAACGAAAGCCTGAACAGCTACGGTACGCGAGTACTGACCGCAGGAATGAACGTGGATCAGTACAACCGCAATCCAGTATTGCTATATATGCATCAGCGCGGTCAGGTTATCGGTTGTGTGAAAGACCTCCGCGTGGAGGGTGACGAGGTGACAGGCGAACTGATGTTTGATGAAGCCACCGAACTGAGCATCCGCTGCAAGAAGCAATGGGAGTTCGGCAGTCTGAAGATGGTCAGTGTGGGTATTGACATTCAGGAACTGAGTGAAGATCCCAAGTTTCTGGTGCAAGGTCAGACAAGTCCGACCATCACCAAGAGCAAGCTGTTCGAGGTATCGCTTGTCGATATCGGTGCGAACGATGATGCAATCGTACTGCAGAAGGACGGCAAGCGCATAGAGTTAGGCAAGGACGGCGGTGCAGTTTTACCGCTACTACATAACAGTAACAACAATCAAAAAACAAAAACTATGGATCAAGAGAAGTTAGCCCTTGAACTGGGCTTGCCCAAGGATGCCGATGAAGCAACCATCAACGCTACGCTGGCAAAGCTGAAGGCAGACGGCGCTGAGGCAGAGACCCTGCGCCAGGAACGCGACACATTGCGTGCCGCACATATTGAAACCCTCGTTAACGCTGCCATCGCCGAGAAGAAGATCGGTGAGGACAAGAAGCAGCATTTCCTTGACCTCGGCAAGAAGATCGGTGCTGAAGAGTTGAAGCAGACCTTCGATGCCATGTCGCCACAGGTGAGGTTGAGTACCATTGTCGGTAGTCATGGCGGAACTTCTGGCGGTAGTGCCGAGTTCAAGAAACTGAGTGACGTGCCGACTGATCAGCTGGCAGAGCTCAAGGAGAAGAATCCTGCCCAGTACAAGAAGCTGTACAAGGAGGAGTACGGATTTGAATGTGAAATATAGTGTTTAACCAACAAAAAGAGAAAAGACAATGATTCGACTTTTAACAATGATCATCGCGGTTCTGGTGAACTGCGTGATGGGTAGCACCATTGCTGCCATGGTCGGCGTAAGTCCCGTAGTGGGTGCCGTCGGCCTGAATGTCGTTGCCGTAACCCTCGGCAATGTGTTCCCTGCAGGAAGCCTCCGTGCCGGTGTCTATACCGAGATCTGGACAGGCGAGCTTGTGAAGTACCTGCGTCGTGGTCTTGAGGCTACATGGCTTGACGGTGTTCCTGATTCTTCAAGTATCGTTAATAACGATGTGATTCACCTTGTGGAGGTGGGTGTTGACCCAGATGTATTGATAAACAATACAACCTATCCAATCCCACTCCAGGCACTTGATGATGCAGACATTGCCATCTCGCTTGACAAGTTCCAGACAAAGGTGACACCTGTTACGGATGATGAACTCTATGCTATCTCCTACGACAAGATGGCACGCGTTAAGGAAAGTCATGGTAATGCCATCACCGACTCCAAGTTCCAGAAGGCAGCACATGCTTTGTGTGCACAGCAGAATAGTGCCACAACTCCAGTACTTGTAACCTCTGGTGAGCGTGATGCGGACACAGGACGTATAAAGCTATGCGTACAGGATATCATCAACCTGAAGCGTGCGCTTGACAAGCTGAAGGTACCAGCAGACAACCGCCGTCTCGTACTCTGTCCTGACCATGTGAACGATCTTCTGGAAACAAGTCAGGTGTTCAAGGAGCAGTACAATATCAACCGTAACGACGGTACTGTAGGCAAGTTGTTCGGCTTCAGCATCTACGAGTTCGCGAACAACCCACTATACACCACGGCAGGTGTGAAGAAGACCTTGGGTGCAAGTGCCTCTACAGGTGAGTTCCAGTGTTCATTTGCCTTCTATGTTCCCCGCGTGTTCAAGGCTACGGGCTCAACGAAGATGTACTTCAGCGAGGCAGCCAAAGACCCAGAGTACCAGCGTAACAAGATCAACTTCCGTCACATGTTCGTATGCCTTCCAAAGAAGGCTGATGCGGGTGGTGTAATCAGAAGCGGATATCAGGCTGCAGCAGTTCCTGAAGGATAACGCTGGGCAATTGAAAATTGACAATTAATAATTGAAAATTGGGAATTTATGAAACTGATAGTAAAGAGTATTTTCCGTGACAAGAATGACCATGTGACTCTCTATGAGCCTGGCATCATTCTGGAAGTGAAGGACAAGGAGCGTGCCGCCGACCTCATCGATCGTGGGCTATGCGCTGAGTACAAAGGCAAGAAAGCCGTTGCCGTAACACTTGGCGAGGAAACACCTTCGGGAGAAACCGAAGGAACAGAAGCAGCCCCTGCGGAGAAAGCAGAGGAGGCATCCACCGAAGGTACAACCTCAAATACCAAAGAGGCGGAATGAGCAAGCCGATGAAATATCTGGTAATCCACTGCACAGCCACGAAAGCAGGTCGTGAGGTGAGTTCTGATGAGATCCGCCACTGGCACACTGACCCGGTATGTAAGGGTGGTCGTGGTTGGAAGCAAGTGGGTTACACAGATATGATTCATCTGGACGGTCGCATTGAACGGCTTGTCAGAAACAACGAGGACGCAAGTGTGGATCCGTGGGAAATTACCAATGGCGCGAAGGGGTACAATGCCATAAGCCGGCATATCGTCTATGTGGGTGGTGTCGATGCCAATGACGTGAACAAGGCAAGAGACACACGCACACCTGCACAGAAAGAAGCCCTGAAACGCTATGTACGGGACTTCCACATGCGTTTTCCGCAAGTGAAGATTATAGGCCACAATCAGATAGCGAGCAAGGCTTGTCCGAGCTTCGATGTACCGAAGTGGCTGAAGGAAATAGGAATCAACCAGAAATAAGACAGATGGAAATGGAACTCAGTGAAATACTCAACGTGGTTCTCGGTGGTAGTCTTGTAGGTTCGCTCATCTCCATCATGACCATCCGCAGTTCTCTGAAGAAGGCTCGTGCGGAGGCGGAGAAGACAGTTGCCGAATCCGACACGGTGAAGATAACGAATACTGAGCAAGCCACCCGGATACTGGTTGAGAACATAGTGAAACCCTTAACAGAAGAACTGAATGAGACAAGGAAGGAAATTGGATCAATCAAGCGTGAGGTTGCACGTCTGCGCAAGGCTATCGACAGTGCTAACAGTTGTCGCTATAACGCTGACTGCCCTGTCCTTGAGCGGATGCGCGTCGCACCGAAAGAGCGTGAAGGCTCTCAGCAGAGAGCAGATGGCTGGATCCATACGCACAGACAGCGTGACCCACCTCACATTGGACACAGGAAGCGAGAAAACGGTAATAAGGACGGAACCGCTGAAAGTACCGATGTCGGAGGTGAGCCTGACGATACCGACGGACAGCCTCCATAGGCTTCCGAACGGTGCAGGCTACAGCAAGCGAAGCGGACGTGCAAGCGTCAAGGTCACGCGCAGGAGCTCTACACCGACAGGGCCTGAGTATATCTACGTTTATGCCACCTGCGACAGTCTGCAACTCCTGTGTGAGCAGTATGAGCGCACAATCAAGAACATGCGTAGGCTGTATGGTGCGCAGTCAAACGGCAGCGAGATACGATGCTACGAATCCAGTCATGAGGAGAATGAGGTGAGTGAAACGCCTCCCTAACGGCATTGGAACGGCATTGAAATGGTATTTAATCGGACTTGTGTCCGGAATAATAGGAACAGTAATCATCTTAATAAAACGAAAGAAATGAGCAGGAAATTTATCTACGGTATTGCAGTCGTGAAGTTCGGCAACGATACTATCGGCTACATCGAGAAGGGCAGTTTCGACTGGGGCGGAACAAAGCCAGAGAGTACGGATATAGAGGCAGAACAGGTGCCAGATGCTCCGGTACTCGTGTTGCAACAGAAGAACGGTCAGATCAGTCCTACGTTCAACCTCATACAGTTGGACTATGAGAACCTTCAGCGTGTGCTCGGCGGTACTCTCGTTACCACAGGCGAGGGACAGAATGCGACGGTCACAGGCTGGAAAGCTCCTACAAGCCTCGTTAACCTTAACGGTGCGTGGACTATCGACTTCGCAAGCGGTCAGACGATGACCATCCCGAACGGAACCATCCTCGCGAACCTTGGCGGCAAGCTAACCTTGACGGAAGTGTCAAAGGTAGAGTGTCAGCTTAAGGTGATGAAACCGAGCAATGGTAGTGCACCATACGAGATCAACGATACACCATCTGAGGGCTAATGGATGCACGGGTTATAAGACAAATCCAAAGAGAGGGAGCGGAAGCATTACTGAATATGGGTGTTTCCCTCCCTCTTAA